TATGTGGGTGTTTTGGGAGTAACGTGCTGTTATATATGGGGATACGTGCATATAGACGTGCCCCAAGGGAACGTCCAAGGCCTGTTTTGCCCAGAACGAGATCGAATCCCCTATATATGATAAGACCCTGCGCGCGAATGAGTTACGCCGATTCCCTCTCCTTCGGAGAGGCCACTCGAATGGCCGGAGGCCATACCCGAAACCGGTGAAACCCCCTTTTGCCCGGGCCCCCTGCGCGGATACCTATATACCCTCTACAAACAAGCGCCTAACCATTTTCCAGTGAAACCCGGCTGACCCCCTTACCATGGGACCCGTGACTTTCTCCAGGTACTGGGACCTATTTTCAGGCTACTTATTCCGCTATGTACGGGAATACAGCCCCTTTATTAGCAGATCACGTAATTATACGGGGTGTGTATCCGAAGGGATTAGTACTTACCTGAAGCCTATATGTCCTTGACCTCGGGATAAAAGGGGTGTATATTGTTTGTAAAGGGGGGATGTTATGCTGACAACATGCAACATAAAGACCACGAGCGCGAAGAATGAAGAGTGGGGAGTATTGCGAGCCCGCATCACACCGTATGGCATCCATTGTGTTGTTATGAACGGCAAGGTGGTGCGGATGATTTCGTTGGCGAAAGTAATTGAAGGAGGGGGATTTGGAAAACAGGCTTAACGAGGTGATAAAGAGGGTCGAGGATCACATCCTGGCGACTCCGAATACTCCGGATATGTTGGCAGCGTATGCGAATTTACTGCATGTGACCCGAGCGATTGAGCGGGAAGAGGACTTCTTCGGGAAAAAAAATCTGGATCTTGCAGATAGGGTCACCGCACTCGAAGAGCATGGGGCCTAACATCGAGGGCGGTGTAGCAATCAGATATGGAAAGCCGCGCCATATCAGCCCATATTACCAAATATGGACACCGAGCGACCTGGATCAGGTCCCAACTTTACTAAGGAGCGGCCTGAATAGACTGAATAGGGCCGTGCAAAAGCCCGGAAAAGGCCCGGGACTTCTTACTTTAGTTATCCTGGAGGGGATATGAACATCCTGTACGTAATAGAAGAAGACAAGGATGGGTGGGCACCAGCAATAGAACCTGGAGGGGGGATGATGGTCTATGTCGAAGAAGAAAAAGCAAACAAAAAAGTCAGACAGATGGCGTACGTTTACGGAGCAACCAGAAGTTTCGGTGTCACCCAGTACACTGACTAAGGACAACATCATTAAAGTAGGCTGTATTGTGTGTGAAGATGCCTTCGGTATGCACACACCGCCGAGCATACACCACCTACGCGCTGGCGTTGGCATGGGACAGAGAAGCGGTGATGATAGGGCGATACCATTGTGCCCAACGCACCATCAGTTCGGGGGGTATGGAGTGGCCTTCCATGCAGGAAAAAAGGCTTTCGAGAAGAAGTACGGGACGGAAGAAGAGTTGCTTACAAAAACACACGCTCGCATAAAAGAACTTTTGGGGCGTAGGGCAACCAATAACCGCTTGATGGCCGGGGTTATCGTAGCACCAGCTACGGTAGACCCGGTATCTTAGGATTACCAATGAGCTTGGTCCAATACAGAGCACAGAAATCTGCCGAAGTAGAGAAGCGGCGATCTCAGATCATGGATCTCTTCCTCGCAGAGAAGAAGACTCCGAGGGAGATTGCCAATAAGACCGGCATAAAGTACGGTATTATCCTTCGGGACATATCGATCGTGAGAAAGCAGTGGAAGAAGAACTCAGACAAGCACATCGAGAAGATAAAGCACCGGGACTTGGCTGAGCTTGACGCGATGGAGCGCCAGGTGGCCACTGGTTTCTTGGATCACATAGAGAAAGATCCAGAGCTCGCCCTGAAATTCTTCGACCGTAGGATAAAGGTTAAAGAGAGAAGGGCTATACTTCTCGGAATGGACGCAAAAACTCAGACGATCATTGCCGCAAGGACAAACGAATCCGAGATCGGTATTTTTCTCGATAGGTAAGGGGACGATATGAGCAAACAGATCGCAACGCTTTCTTTGAGCATCTACGAGATATTTTAAAATGAAGATCAAGTACGGAATATTTACGACCATCGAAATAGAGATACATGAAGCAATGATGTTACATGCTGCGCTGACACCCCTTGAAGAAGGGTCGTCAGTTGCTCACGACATGTATGTGACGTTATCAAAATTCCTTTCGGAAATGAGGGAGACCCTGCACCCCGCAGAGTACGAGAGGTGCTTGGAAGAAGCGTCGCTTCCGACAAGTTAATCAAGCGCGTAAAAACCAACCCGTAAGGAGGACGTGTACCATGGTTAAAAAGATTTTTTTACCAGTACTGATGGCGATTGCCCTGGCAATTCCCGCTCAGTCGCAAGCCCAGGAAGTTATTGACCTGGGCTTCAATGGTGCCCAATCGACCATTGATACAATTCTTTCCGCAGCCATCGACACATCGAAAGCGTTTGGCATTAAAAACGCCAAGAGCATTACCCTTGAGATGTGGCAATCGGACTTTACTGCCGGAAGAACAGTGGATTCTTTCGCTATTGGTGTATCGTTGAGTGGGAATGCTGGTAAATGGACATCGTTTGCCATTGTTGACACTCTGTTCCCTGACACCATCAATGCCGTTGGAGAAACTCCTTTAGGTTCTTCGGTTTTGTTTACGGATGATTGGCTGACGGATAACACAGCCATCCCCCAAAACATACTAAAAGCAGCCGGCCTGAACCCTGGGAACTATCAATCAATGCGCATACGATTCGATCCGGTTAATGCCGGGGCAGACAGTGCGATCATCAAAGCAAAAATTGTGCTTAAGAAATAGGAGTTAGGGGCAACAGATCCCGGGGCCGCAACCCCTCCAGCGGCTTTGGTTTTTGTTGCCCCTCTTTTATATGGCAAAGAAAAAACCAGTCGGACTCGTCGATGGCATAATCAAGCCACACCCACAGCAGAATAAGTTTCTTGATTCTGTTGATACCTGTCGCTTCACCCTGTACGGTGGAGCCATGGGTGGAGGGAAGAGTTATATCCTTCGATGGGCACCGATCAGATACATGATAAAGAATTACCTGGAACGTGGCGCAAGGGGTATGGAGTGTGCGCTGTTCTGTGAGACGTACCCGGCCCTACGAGACAGGCACCTCGATAGAGCAAGGTCATATTATCCGCAAAGCCTTGGGCGTTGGCGCGGAACAGACTTTATACTTGCCGACAAGTATGGGTCTGGTGTGTTAAAGTTCCGTAACCTTGACGATGCGTCAAAGTACCAGTCTGCCGAGTTCGCTTTCATTGCTATCGATGAGCTGACAAAGAACGATTACCAGACCTTCAATGATCTAAGAACCCGTCTTCGCTGGCCAAACACCCCACACACACCTTTTGCTGCTGCAACAAATCCTGGCGGCATAGGGCATAGCTGGGTGAAGCAAATATGGCACGACAAGCAACTGCCGACAGAGCTTCAGCGTAGGTTCACGGTAAAAGATTTCAACTTTGTATCCGCACTGCCGTCAGATAATCCATGGAACACTGAAGAGTACATAGATTCCCTGGATACATTGCCAGAGCAAATGAGAAAAGCCTACCTCCTTGGGGACTGGAACGTATTTGCGGGTATGTTCTTCACTCAGTTTGACGTAATGAAGCATACCATCGAACCATTCGTCATACCGCCGACATGGCGAATCGTTGCAAGCCTCGATCCAGGGTGGGCTTCTCATTGTTCTTTTGGTATCTATGCAATAGATCACGAACACAACATCTATAAAGTATCGAACTATTATCACCGAGGGCTTACAACGATACAGCATGTCGAAGGAATCTATGAGTTTATAAAGAACGGCCCCGGATCAGAGTACACTGGCGGAAGAATGCCAGACCTTGTAATCTCTGGGCATGATGCTTGGGCAAGAAAGGATCGGTACGCTATCCTTTCATCAGAGAAGACAATGCAGAGTTGTATGGCAGAGGCCGGAATATATTTGACGAGATGTATCACGGACAGGGTGGCCGGTTGGACAAACCTTAAGGACGCGCTCCATAGAGAGAAGTTCTTCTTGTTCAAGGAACTCTGCAAGCCGACCGTTGAAGAGATCGCATCCGTGATGTCGGACGACAAGAATCCCGAAGACATCCAGGGCAGAGGAAACGATCCAAAGGTCCCAGATCACGCACTCGACGAAACTCGGTACATGCTTATGTCTACGCACAAAGCAGCGATGCCAAAAGCAGAGGATTGGAATAGGCCGAGCGATTACCTACATCCAAGGTACAGGAAAAGGAAGGGACATATCATATCCCAACCGTTAGGATACGAGAAAGATTGGAGAACTTTGTAATTGACAGATGGCGATTTACAGAGTATTTTTTTAATAAAGGAACGAGACCATGTCGAGTATCCCGGTTTGGCCAGACCAAAGAACCAACAATCTAAAAAACGTACCTGTAAAACTCTTCCCCGAAGAGTCGTATAGGCAACTGGGCATGACATCCAAGCCAGTACTTGAAGAGCTCGAAGAGACAGTAAGGGTCGTGTCTGCAAAATTACATTCACAAATATGTTCCCATATACTGTCCAGTACGGTATACCCCACCTACTTGACAGTTGCGTGTGAAGAGTTCGATGTTGCTTTACTGAAACTGTCAGCGGCCTTCCACCGGCACGGGCAGATAGAAAAATCGAACGAGAAAATCGAACAAGATAAAGCCGATGGATTCCATAGGGCGAAAAATGGCAACTAAAAGAGAAGACCAGCTCCTTCGGGACTTGGAAGACAAGTTTCGCTCTTCTGATTCGGCCACGATGTCTTGGCGACACGAAGCAAAGAAGGCTTTCAATTATTACGAGAACTCCCAGACTCCATCGGAAGCCTCTCAGGACGGCGACTCAATGTACCTAACCCTGAACCTTATTCGCAGCCGTGTGAATACAGCTCAGGGAATACTTACATCTGCAAAGCCAAAGCCAGAGATAACAGGGAGGGGTCTGGAAGATGCCCAGTCTGCGTCAGGGCTCAAGGATGTATTCGAGTTCTCTATGGACAAAGATAGATTCTTTAAGAAGTTTAAGAAGTCAACGGGAGATGCCATTAAATGCGGCCTCGGTGTTATGGCAGAAGAGCTTGACCCGGACATGAAACAACTAACAAGACATGGCTGGGTTCCTGGCGATGTCTCCATACGTGATGTAAACCCCCTCTTGATTTATATAGACCCATCCAATAGAGCTGCGACAATGTCAGGGAAAGATGGCCCCCAGTGGGTTATCGAGAAATCTTTTGAGGACCTTGACCTCCTGAAGGAAATTAATCCAAATAAGAAGAAAGACCTCTCAAAAATCATGCCGATAGACTCAGCTCGGCAAGGGCCACCAGAACAGTCCAACAACGACGACTACGGAAGCAGCGACAGCGAAGAAATGGTAGACGATTCGCAAGGCATGGACCTGGGCCCAAGAGACGGATCTAAGAATATTGTCGAAATGAAGACGATGTGGTACTATGATGCAGAAGTTGTACCCATAGTTTTCCAGTTGAATGAGGATGGTGGCATGGATCTTGCCACCATTGAGGGCGGGCAGCCTATCACTGAAGAGATGTACAACAGCTTCGACAATGAAACAAAGAAGAACTACGAAATAATCCGCTATCCAGAAAATACCCTCCGTACTCGCGCAGCTGTTGGAAATGTTCTCCTTTTTGACAGACCCGCAATCTATAGACACCAAAAAATACCTTATGTATTCATTACCGGAACACAGCACCACGATAATCCAATGCCTTACGGGGAGATACACAACCTCTTCGACGCGCAAGACTTGTACAATAAATTAAACAGTGTCATCGTAGACAACGCGATCCGAACAAATAACACCGGATACATCATAGAGCAGGGTGTCCTCGACGAAGAAGAGGAGGAGCGCTTTGCAAAATACGGTTCTATGCCTGGGTTTACTCTTAGGCCAAGACCGGGCATGGGTCAGCTCATCAGAGAGAAGAATCCAGGTAGGCTACCAGAGGCTTTGTTCCGTATCCAGGGAGAAGTGAGGATAATGTTTGATGAGCTCTCAGGGCTTACTCAAACACAGCGTGGTGGTATGCCGTATGAAACGAGCGGGAAGGCGATCATTGCCCTACAGCAAGCTGGAGACGTTGCGCAGGATTGGATGAAAGAGAACATCGCAGATGCCCTTACGGAATGGGGGTATATGCGGTTGAGTAATATCCAACAGTTCTACTCTTACGAGAAGAGCTGGAGAATATCCAATACAGCAACAGAGCATGACCAGTACTTGATGACAGAGTTCACTGAAGGCAAGGATGGGCAACCATCCCTTGGGCTGTTCAAGTTAGAAGACGGAAACCCAGAGCCGATCCCTTTGATGAACGACTTTACTTTGGCAGAATATGATATTCGCGTATCCCTGGGCACTGGTCACGAACGATCCCGAGACCAGAGACTTGCCGAGGTGCAGTTCCTATTTAGTTCTCAGGCTGTAGACCGTGAGTACTTACTCCAAGAGTACGGCGTAGAGGGTAGGTCGGAGATCATGCGCCGTATGGACGAGAGAGATCAGATGATGCAGATGGCAACAAAGCTAACCGAGCTCATGCAAGACCCTCAGACAGCAGAGATCGTAAACGCGCTTCTTGAGAACCCACAGCAGATCGTCCAAGCACTGTCTGCTGCCGCACCGCCTCAAGAACAAATGGGTATGCCTGTAGGAGGGGGAGGGCCACAACCGCCCGGACCGATGGGCGCACCCCCAGTCCCACCTGAACTGATGGGTGGTCCAGACGGTCCATCCGACAGTATGTCACTGATGGCAGGAGTATGATATGTCAAAAAAAAATGGTAGTAAGTGTGAGCGGCCAAACAAAGAATATATTGGGCTTAAACCCACAAAGAAAAAGAAAAAGAAGTAATGTCAATCTGTCGTGTGATGGATTGATGTAAGAGGAGATGTAAGAATCCTCAGTGCAAGCGAATCTCCGCGCGTCACAGGAGGTCAGCCCACACCATCCTATCGACTCGTTCCCGTAAGGAATCGTAACAAGGAGAGTACAATGGCTGAAGAAGCAGTGTACACCGATCCTGGTGTAGAAATTAAGACAGATCGACCGATGATGAACCAGTTGGCGGAAGAGCGACGTAAACGAGAAGGGTTAGAGGCTCGCCTGAACCAAATGGAAGAAGAGGGAAATAAAGTTAATGACTTCAAGCAACGCCTCACAGCTGCGCTTGGTGGCGACCCATCTTCCAACGGTTCTCCGAACGAACCGCCTGATCCCGTTGAAGATCCTGCCGCACATGCCAGATGGCTCGACAAAAACGTAGACGAAAAGGTCGAACAACGAGTCAAAATAGCCGCCGATAAAGAGCGGGGAGAAAGAGTCGTTGAGACGCGAAGAACGAACAACAAGACCACAACTGATCGCTTTCGCGAAGAGAACAGCGGGTGGTTGACAGATCAGAATTTTGGGGATTTTGCAAGACTTGTGAATACCAAGATTGTTCCAACTGGAGAAAATAGATCGCTAACGCCACAAGACCTTGAGGACGCTGCGCTGATTTTCCGCAAGGGCGAAATTCTCGCTGATGCGGCATCGCAGGGTCAGCGGCAAGCAATTCAAGGAGTGAATATGGCACTTCAGAACCGAGTCGGCACGGGACGAAGGGTCAATCAGTCTGCTGGTTTTGGCGACATGGACTCAAGCGAACAAGCTGAAATATTACTGTCTTCGACATCTTCTGAATCTGAACGTCTGATGACTTCTTTGCCTGACGCGAAGAAGCGAGAAATTCTTCGTCTAATCGACCCTGATACGGTGGACATTTAGGTCAGGGAGCTCTGCTCTCTGGCCCCCAAAAATAGACATACGACAGTATGTGATATCAGGAGGTCATTGAGATGGCTTTAAACAGTTACGATACACTGGGCTCGGCATCGCGCCAGGCATTATCCCGTAGAGCGTGGAGTGACATCCTTCACAAGAAGGTTCAGGATAAGCTCGTCTTGAAAAAAATGGGTTTCATTGGCCCTGACCAGGGCGATGAAGACGGCATTGAAGACGTGAATGCCTATTACCCAATCATCCAAAAAACCGAACTCGGAAAAGACGGAGGCGATCGCATCACGTTGCCAATGTTGAATCAACTTTCCGGTGCCGGTATCTCTGGAAACAACGCATTGAAGGGATCGGAAGAGCAGATGAACTTCCAGTCCTTCGATGTTTACATCGAGATGCTGCGTAACGCCACCGGCTTTACGTACAAGATGTCCAAGAACCGAAACAAGTTTCATGCAAAAAATAAGATCTCCGATCTGTTGGCAGATTGGATGGCACAAAAGATGGACAATAGCTTCTTCGATGCGATGTACCGAGGATATTCGGCACACGTAATTGCCAACTATACAGCACTGTCTGCTGTAGCTCACCCAAACCTGTTCATCCAAGATGGTGCAAACTTCTTCGCTTATGGCGTTTCCAACGGCGGCACTGTCATGGATTATCGGTCTCTGACTTCCTCTGACAGTTTCAGTACTGCCACTCTGGAAGCCATGGCTACATGGGCAGAAGACAATAACATTAACCCTTGTCGTATGGACAATGGCGAAGAAGGTATAATCGCCATCGTCCATCCTTACCAGCTTCAACAGTTGCGACAAGATGCTGATTGGGTTGCCTCTAACCGCTTGGCCGGTGTTCGCGGTATGGAAAATGCAATCTTTTCACGCGCAGAAGGCATGTACGCTGGCGTATATGTCCACACTACAAAGAAGGTCGAAAGCGTAACCGATGAAACGGACGGCGTAACTTCCGTCGCAAACGGGGCAAGTGTTCGACTCGCAGTCTGCTTGGGTGCGCACTCTATTGCTCGCGCGCTTGGACAAAAACCTGAAATGGTGAAGCGTGACGACACTGACTATGGTCAGATCGAAGCCTACGGAATGGACTCTATCTGGGGAGATTCTCGGGCCGACTGGGTTTCTGATGACGGTAGCTCAACAAAGACGAATCAGTCTTCGTCTGTCTGGGGTACATACTCAGCAAATCCGATCACGCTCACATAAACATTGTGGCAGGGGGCATTTCGCCCTCTGCCATTTTTGGATTGGATAATTAACTATGTCTTTTTTCTCGAAACGTGTTGTTGAATTTATTGGCAAGGGTACCCACAAGGATATACGGGTCAATGGAAATCCTTACTCCTTCAAAGAAGACCCTTTGTTTGGGGATCGAAAAGTATCTACTGTTGAAAACGACGATGATTACAAATGGTTCTTGAACAACTCCCAACGACGTGACGCAGACTTTGCAATCGCAGAAGACCTGGAAGCTGTTGCCATGACATCTATGCTCATTGATGCGATCAAGAAGAACCCAGAAGAATTTGCCATCGTCCTTGCGCCAGTGGTGGCAGAAATCATCGATGCAAAGGCTTCTGTTGCAAAGAAATCAAACCGACGTGCTCCTCTGGAACCGAAACAAAAGGATGCGTAATGGACTTTGAGGCGATCTATGACGAGATTGCTCGCCATGCCAGAATGGACACGGGCAATACAGCTCACTTGGCAAACCTAAAGTACTGGGTGAATCGTGCCCAAGATGATGTGTATGCTGCCAATCCTAAGTGGTGGTTTCTTAAGGACGAGTACACTCTGACCCCAGTGGTCGGTACTCGCAGGTATGCCTTTCCGGCAACAAATGTAGACTCGGAAGCATACCCCTTAGCCCTACTGGACACGGACTCGGTTCGCGTTGGTACAACAAGCCCTCTTAGGTATGTCTCGACGGATGACCTGGACAACTATGACTGGGACTGGGTGATTGAGGCCAATAGTACTGGTTCTCCATTTTGGTATACGATCACTGGGACCAAGCTCGCTCTGTCGAAGTTTCCGTCTGCGGAATGGATAGCAGCAAACCCAACCATCTATATACGTGGGTGGTCTCGCCTTGCCGATATGTCGGAAAAAACGGACGAGTCTCGTATCCCCGATGGGTGGAGACAGGTTCTTTCGGAAGGTGGTTTGTGGAGAGCTTTTCGGGAAAGAGGAGACTCTGACTGGAAAGACCAAAGGGCTCTGTTCTATAACAAACTGGAGGAGATGAAGGCTCTTTGCAGGTCAGGTCATCCTATGTCTGGGCCTGTTCGGGCACCTCTTCCTTTTCAGTTTACGGGCCGAAGAGGTTCAAATGTACGTGATTAAAGTTATTTCAGTGCTACTGTTACTCGCTTCCGTATCCGAAGCCCAGATTGTAAACCGACCTCTCGGAAACGGTGTCTTGACACATGCTGTTCTAAGCGGTAAAAAACTTCTTACGGCAACGATAGATACAAGCCGGAGCATGATCATAGCAAGCACTGATTACGCATCTCTTTACGCAAAGTTCTCAAAGCTCGGATCGCTCCAGAATACTCGCGTATATCTGGACGTGTCACCGGATAACTCAGACACGACATGGGTTGAGTGGGGCTTGCTTGAAGAGGTGTGGGCTGACACAACTATATACAAAGAGATAGCCGGCTTCCCAAAATCATTTGCCTACGGAAGAATCAGGACAGAGGCGACGGATAGTACGACGGTGACATCAAGGCTCACGATAACAAGGATAAATGTGGGACAATGAGAACTCTTCCTTACACAGAGTATAGAGACCTGACTGGTGGTATGGATGACAAGTCTGATAATACAGAGATGTCTCCAACCCGTTTCCAGTTAATAGAGAACCTGTACGTATTGAACGATTCCCTGATAAAGAGGCCGGGGTACAAAAATCAATTCAGTGCAGCCCTCTCTTCCACTCTTATTCAGACGATGAGACAATACAACCCAACCAATAGTGTGGAGATCGGACTCCTCTCTGCCTCTGGTGGCGCACTGTTTTACGACGACTCTGCTGTGGCCGGGACATACACGCTCTCGCCCGGAGACGGTGTTGTGGTATCGATGGAAGACTTCGACGACCAGGTTGTCATTACGGATGGCGTGAACCCCCTTGTCTACTGGCCAAACAATAAGGACGTAGCAACGGGAGAGGCTGCACCGATCGTGTCAAACTCCATGCCTACTCGCGCCGGATGTATTGGCGAGTTTCGCAACCGGCTATTTATGGGAGACCTTACAGATGTTGACGGGAAAGAGTATCCAGCTCGCGTAATGAGCACAGAGATCGGCAGAATAGACACTGGATCACCTGACTCAAACAACGATCTAAACAGAAGCCAGAAGACTGTGGCCATGGTCAGACATGGTGGCGGCTTCCTGATATTCCAGACGCGATCAACATGGATTGTCAAGTACTCACCTGACTTTCAGAACTTAAACCCAGATCCGTTTATATACAACGAGCTGTCATCAAGCGTCGGCACATACAACCAGAATACAGTAATAACAACACTCGAGAACGGAACATTCTTCGTATCGAGAAGAGGGGTGTATTGGATTCCACCAGGAGAACCGCAGCCCCCTATATATATCTCTTCGACGATTGAGGATTTTTGGTCTAAAGTAAATCACAACTACCTTGGGGCATCGAGCTTTGTCGAGGTCCCAGAGATGAACGGCGTTATATTGAACATACCATACCAGGGGAGCCAAATAAACAATCGTGCAATTTTCATAAACTACCAAAACATCGAAGAGCTTGGCCGAAATGTTATATCTCCTGCGTACTCCTTGTTCAAGGGGGAGATCACGAAAGAGTTTTCTTTTCGCTCTGGTGCGCGACTCGTAAAAGATGGGCGAGAAAGGACAGTACTTGGAGGGTATGATGGGATCGTCTATCTGTTTGGAGATGTCACATCAGATGCCGAAACAGGTATTGCGTGGAGATTCAGGTCGCCAGCGTACGGACCCGGTGGGCGGGGAAGGGAGAAGTTGTGGCACAACTTCGCACTCGATGTAGACTATGACACCACTTACGACTTAATTGTAACGATAAGACAATATGACAACTCACCATACACAAAAGCCCTTGCTGGCTCTGGCGGTTCGCAGTCCGGTGCATACCTTGGCCCAACAGGACGTGGCGGATCTATCTGGACTCTCGGAAGTAGCTATTTGACAATCAGCGCAATAGGCACAGTCTCCGGGGATCTTAAAAACCGAAGCAGATTCATTGAACTCGATGCTGCGGCTGGTGCCAGCACAAAGGCTTTTGCTTTGCACGGAATACTCCTTTATTACAAGACGGCAAATAACTGGGCTCTCTAAGGGAAGTTAAATGAAAAAATATATCCTTATAATTCTTGCAATGTTCGCTGTGAACATACACGCCTATACCTTACCTACCCGGTCTCAGGACTTCCAGGACGGTCAGCAGGTACAAGAGTCTGACCTCGACGGTATCGAGACGCAGTGGTTGAACTATGTCATCAACGTGCTGTACCAGGGTGGGACGATGATTACTATCCCGAATGGCGACACTTTGTACGTCAACGGGATAGCGCAGATCGACTCCCTTAACCTGACAGGGATTATCCTGTCAGATATTCGCCTTGGCGGGAACGGCACGTTAAGTATCGGGTCTTCAACTGCAAGACTTGACACCTTATGGGTTCAGGACATTGCCTCACACAACGCAGTCATTGATACCCTATCTTCCAGTACTGTGGCCCTGACGCAAGGTTCTCTTGCTGGTATCCAGGCACTCCCAACCACAACTGTCATATCAAACGCACTTACATCTACATCCTCTCTTACTGCGACTGGAACGGTAACATTCACGGACGCGACCACAACTATTGGGCGCGACTCATCGACTGCTGCGATCACGTCAGGAGCTATCTCTGGGGTGACTATTAACGCAAGTGCCATCGGTGGCGTAACTCCTGCTGCTGGAGCTTTTACGACACTAAGTACGAGCAGTGCGTTTACGCCAGACTCTATCTATGTCGCCAATGGCCTAAGAGGTGTTGGTGGTATTTTCATTACCAGCGCAGGGG